ATTCAACATTCACATCAGTGATCTCCATGTCAGACATTGCAAGGATTGACTCTGAGTGCCCCAATGGTGTGAGTGTATTTGTCACAGTCAAAGAGAAGTCCTCACAATCAACAGCAATTCGTCCAACTGCGTCGGCTGTGGTTGCGTTTGTCAATGAAGATGGAGAAGCATCAGAGATCACAACATAGGAGTTCCTAAAGAAAGGAGGAGCACCTGCGTTGTAAGTTGGCTCGATTGGTCCCACTGCACTTGAATGATCATCTTGGATGAGTGCTGCTTGATAAGTGAAGTCACCCATCAAACGGCCATTATCAAGACTGATTGCAAGACTCTCAAGAACGCAACCATAAGCATATGATCTAAAGTTCACACCATCAACACGGAAAGTCAATGAGTGAGTTCGTGTACCTGTTTGAGTACGTGATCCGGGGTACCATGTTTGAGTCCCTCGTAAAGTTGGAGTCCCTGTGAATCCACTTGAGAAAGCTGGTGAGACTGTGATGTCAGTTCCACTCACTTCAGTGATTGCAGAGTACTCAACTGCACCATTGATAATACTTGATAATAAAGTTCCAACATCTGTGGCACTGAATCCCGCACCAACAAAATTGTTGACATCTGTCACGCTTGAAGCTGTGACTGATGCAACTGCACCGATTTGAGTTTTGAATCCAGCTCCAAGCAAGTATCCAAGATAATTTGCAGAGTAGTCACTTGGTGAGCTTCCGATTGTTGTCAGATCAACTCTCAAGTTGACTTGACCTGTTCTACGACGAACACGATTCCCACCACTCCAAACAGTGTCCGGCTCTGGTGGTACAAGATACGATCCGTCTCTTGCATCGTTTCTCTCACTTGCTACAACGTCCCCATAAATCAAAATAGGTTCACGTTCACAAGGAATCGAGATATAACTTGCGGCAGGCACTGGTAAGTTGGTTGATGGTGACAATGAACCGAATAAGGATTCAACTGCAACTCCTAAGCTTCTATGTGTAACACTCATATTAAGCCTCCAAATAAAGTAAGTCGAAAGGAACAACAAGCAAGTGACCAAGAATCTCACCAACATCATCAGTGATGAGTTCAGCTCTCGATTCCAATGGTATCACTGAGATGATCCCGGTTGTATTAAAATCATATTGAGGACCCTTGATTGTATCAATCAATTTACCGGCATCCTCATTCATCATGCGAATCTTGAAGCCCTCCTCTTTGGGAATGGCATATCGCACATGTGTCTCGATGGTGACACGCTTTCGACCACTGAGGCCAGCGCTGCCGTCATCCATCGCAAGAGTCACGATCTCAAGAGTAAATTGTCTTTGACTCTGAAATCTTGTGTTTAGTGGAGAGACAAGGCCGGAGCCGTCATCAATGCAGATAAAACCATGATGAGAGTCAGTCTTTGGATCAATTGCCTCAATCATTGTCTTGAGCTTGCTCAATGCTTGGAAGATTCCTCTGCTCATGTATTTCTCCCTAGTTTCTTGGATATGTCAAAAGCAACGGCATTCACAAGCGTATCAATCTCATTGTCAGTCAATCCGATATATGGACGAACCTTGTGAACTTCATAACCATAATGTCTCACATGTTTGGTCAAGCCAATTCTGAAACGAGTTTCAGTTGCTTCAAGTACTACAAGATTATTCATCAATTGACCACTTAATACAAGATCAACTTCAGCAGTTTGACCCTGTCCTCCTCGACGCTTCCTTGAATCTTCCTTGTATTGTCGATATCCACCAGCATAATAAATCGACTTGCCGGTCCTTGACAACCTGGTGCCTCCCTTGGGTTTGAGTCGTGCACCACGAAAGGAAACATACAAAGGATTTGTTGAGTACTTTTTGAACTTCTTACCTTTTGAGCTGACACCTTTCATGGTGCGACGCTTGACAGTTGCAACGGTATTCGATGCAAGTGCCTTGGTATCCTTTGCCGTCCAAATATCACGAGGAAGATTGAGCTTGACCTTGACTGTCATTAGTGCCTCATCGATCTCGTTGGTGTGAAGCTTTGATCATATTCAGTCTTGTTGTAAGTTCTCCATGATGCACGAAAGTCTGTGGCCTTGCCACCGTTCTTTTCAAGGTCAAGTTCACCGTCATCGATGACACCATCACCATCAAGATCCAAATCAACTGATCTGAGTGCAAGGTCCATCAACTCAATGCAACGAGCTCTCATTGCATCAGCTGCATCAAGTTGAAGATTCATCTCATAGATTCGAGCAGCTGTGCAGTAAGCATGACAAAGCTCGAAAGCCTCAGCATTAAAGATCTCATCCTCTGTCACGTTGGAAGATCCAAGACGATCCCTGAGCATCAATGAAAGCTCATCAAGAGAAGCTTTGATCTGTGATGCAAAGTCAGCTTGACGACGTGGTATCATGTCAGCAAGTGGAGCGAAACGATTCACAAAAGCATCATGGTCAAGACCAGTGTCAAAAGGTCGTGGAGTAACCTTGATCACTCCTTTGTCCAAGTTGGATAAATTGTTTTGTCCAAGATCTGAAGTGTATGAAACTAAGTATTGAAATGTTCCACTTGTCGCAGTGACATTGGCTGATGATGCTGTCACATACCACATTGCAAACTCAATGGTTGCACTTGTGGAAAGGTCTATCTCACGTGGTAAAGGATCGGCAAGGATCGCAGTTGTGCCAACAATACGGACGATCTTGATTGAGTACCAAGCATCTCCATCCGTCCTCAAGAATGCAAACGCTTGATCTCTCTCAAGAGAGTCAGAGCTTGCAATCGTCAAGGTCCTGCGATCATTGCCAATTGCAGAAACAGTGATGTTTGCTCTTGATTGATTCAAGTTGCTTGTCACATCACTTGACACTTTGAAAGTGATTGAAGGTGTCCCACTTATAGGAGCAGGAGCGTTCCACTCAAACATATGATCTTGACCGGTGATTGCTTTTCTTATCATCTCTTTGCTCCTGCATTTGCTTTTGATATGTCTGTTGTCTTTGCTCTGTCGAGACCTGCGGCTTTGATGAATCCTTCAGATACAGGACTCCACGAGTGCCGGCAGTTATACCCACCACCAGCAGTCTTGACCGGTAGACCTTGTTTGTTGTTGAGCTTCTTCATTTGCGATTCACTCACAACCTTGTCAACCAATGGACGACAAAAGTCACGTGTCACTCCGTCAATGGGGCCGGTGTACAGATAGAACCTGAGACCAGCTTCCTCAGCAATGGCAGCAGTCACACTCCTTCCAAACATGGAAAGCTTTGTGTTGACTTCTGTCAACTGACGGCCTGCTGCTGATTGCATCTTCTGAGAGAGTGAGGAGATGGCCTGTGTCATGGGTACGTCAATCGACATCGCAACAAGCGACTCTCTGACACCACTTGCGACATTGGGGATGATGACATCATCAAACAGAGTCTCAACAGCTGAGGTCTGCATGATGTCAAGTTGTTGTTGAATTGGAGTCAACCCGAGGTCAGGTTGCACAATCCTTGTTGTTCTTTCGACGGCTTGAGAGATGAGGTCTGCTTGCTCGATGAATTCATCAATAGCAACATCAAACCCACCTCGAATTATGAAATCAATCAACTGTTCTCTAGGTAGAGAAAGGATTGTCAATGGGTCACTTGCTTGGACTGCCGTCTCAAGTGTTTTTAGAAATCGAGTTCTTGATTTATCAAGGACTGATTTCATTGCCTTCTCGGCTTTGATCTGAGTTTTGAGCTCATTGATCTTTGCTTTGGTGATACGTGCGACATCACCCGACTGATTCTTGAGTTGATTCTCAAGATCTTTGATTGCTAATTCATCAGCATCTTGCTCGGCAAGAAGTGTCACTTCGTGATTGTCGCACATGTCAACCCTATGCTAAGCAGTCAGTAAGGATGTATCCAAGAGTTGAATCAATCGCTTTGAACTGTTGAACTTCTTCGGCGTATACATAGCGACGAGTCGCGTCAAGGCTGTCATATTGACCTGCTTGCATTCCACCGAATTCGAAGTTAAGAGCTGCAACAGGCATTCCCTTCACGTTACCACTCTTTTGTACAATCGCGTCAGCACCTTTCATGATACCGCAGAAGATTGTCTCAGTGTTCCAAATTTGTGCCTCAGATGAAGTCGCACCAGGTACAGCAGTCTCACGACGTGCTTCACCAACGTAGATGTTTGGAATGCCAAGAATGTTACGTAAAACTTCTTTAGTTGCTTCTTCTGTCAAGATACGATTGCCACTTGCGAAAGCACCTGCACCACTCACGTCACCAGCATAACCGCGAACTTCAGGGTTACGAGCTAATGAACGGAATACACCACGACCAAAGATCAAGGTGTCTGCATTGATACCATGAGCAGCAGCAAAGACAAGATCTTTTAGTTTGTCAAGACCTGTCAATGCGTCAGTGCCTGCTGCGTCAACTTTGCCACCCATAACGTTGGTACATGTATCATTTGAGAATGAAGCTGTATCAAAGATTAAGTTTGCAGCACGTTGCTCTTTTGCAAGCATCATGGCACGACGTACTTTACGAACGATACGAGCTTCTTCACCACCAGGATATTGACTATCGATGATGTCTTCCATTGCAATCGAATCTTGTGCAGAATAGATCTTTGCTTTGAAAGTCAAGTTAGTACGATCAAAAGAACCAATGTTCGCACGACCTGCACCAGGAGCGCGCTCAAGGTCAAGACCAACACCTGCACCCATGAAGTTACGACTATTCTCAAGAAGGAATGTACCACTTCTCTCAGGAATGCGAACATTCTCAAAGATTTGGTTTGCAATGAGTTGACTGTCTGAAGGTACAACCTCAGACACAAGGGATGTTAAGATCTCGTCTACTGGATGAATAACACTATATGAACTTGCCATGATTTACTCCTTAAGCGTGAATAACTGTCGGACCAACGAACAAGACAAGAATCTGATCTCCGTCGGCTGCACCTGTTTGATTGATATTTGGAATCATACGAGCAACAGGATATTTTGCTGCTCCTGTTGCGGTCACTTTGCCTGCTGTTGTTGCTGACAAACGTGGTTCAGTCTCAGGAGAAAGAGCACCACCCGCAATAACACGAGTTAGACCAAAAGTGACAACGTCAACAGCTTCACCAGCTGAGGCCGCACGTTGAGCAACACCAACACAAGCAACGTCACCGCCTGCGGTTGTCACTGCAACTTTTCCATTTGCATCGATGCTTACAAGAGCGAATTCAGTGATTGCACTTGCAGCGATAAAACTTTGTATAATTTGTGTGTCAGCCATGATGGTTATCCTCCAAATGCTTGACGGTAGAAGTCTGGGTTTGATTCTCTGAATAAACTGAGTGCCTCACTGTAGTTGATTGATTTCTCTTCAGCTAAAGCACGAACTTTTTGATCAAGTGATTTCTTACTGATCTCTTGACCACTTGCACCATGACCAACCTCCTCAAGAGGTACACTTGAGTTTGACTGACGCTCTGAGAACATTTGCCAAAACTCAGGTTGAAGGTCTTTAATGTTCCAAGCTTTTGAAGCAACATCTTGTTCAGCAGGAGAGATCTTACCTTCACGAAGTAAGGAGCTCACAGCTTCATCACATTTGATTTTGTTGTTTTCAGCTTCAAGCTTTTTGACTGACTCGCGAAGAGCAACGACTTCATTTAATAATGATACGTCTTGAGTGAAAGTCTCAGAGAGCTTTTGTTTCTTCTCTTCTTCATCTTCCATCATCTTTTGCTTCTCTTCATCATAATGCTCTTTTTTCTCTTCAGCATCATCATGTTCAGCCATCTTCTCTTTGTCATCGTGCTCAGCCATTTTCTCTTCTTCAGTCAATGACGAATCTTTATCATCCATCATCTCTCTGATCTTGGCTTCAAGCTCTTTGACCATTGCATCCTTGGCTTCCAAGGCTACTTTCAATTCGTTGATTTGATCTTCCATCATTGAC